TCACAGTCTGTAGTTCGGCATTGACATTGGACAGATCTGGTTCTTGGACAGGTACGGTTTGTAGGCTGACCACCTGTGCTGTCAGACGATCAATGTCAGTGTACAGTCGAGTGTTTTCTTCCTGACTTTTATTAACCATTTCGTTTAACTGAACCATCTGTTCAGCTTCATGTTGTGGTTTTAATTCTTCGTCGCGGCGAGCAGTTCGTGCCCACTCCAGCTGTTTGGCACCGGCCAATATTAATACCAGTGCCAAGGGATCAAATACAGCCACAATCAATATAATGACCCAGCGTACCGCACGTTCCAAAATATTTTTATCGGCCTGTTCACCGTAGATGAACTCAGCAATGTATTTTACTGGACCAACTTCAGCCTCCAGACGGCGGTATTCTGCCTCCAGTTGATACTTCTTCTGTGTAAGAGTGTCAATCTCAGTGTTGGCGTCTCTTATCACTGTCTGTTGTTCAGTTAATGCCTGTGTGGAATCTTCACTGCTAGTATTACCCAGTTGTCCACGCAGGCGAGTAATCAGTATGTTGCTTTCGGCTATCTGTAAGTCAGCACCAGCACGGAGGCGAGTAATTTCACGGCGGGCTGCGGCGATGGAGGGATTACTACTTTCCAGGGATTCCAGTTTGCTAACCAGCTGGGAACGTTCACGATTTTTTGTGGTTTGCCAGGTTTTGACAGCCATGGCTGTGCCAGGTCCCCAGTTGCCATCAGATGGGGTACCAATCATACTCTGTGCTTTGGCTATCTCGTTGGTGTCAATATAACGTTGCAATATGTTCAGTTGGTCGTCTATACGGTCAATCTGATCAGTGTACAGTTTGGTCTGACTGGCAATGATCTGATTCTGCTCATCAGTGGCCGGTTTAATTCTGGCCAGAGCTCCATCAATGCGTTGTTGTTCGGTATTGATCTGTCCCTGTACATTGGCGTCCACGCCAGTACCCACTGTCTCTAGTTTCTTTAATCGATCTTCGGCACGTTCAATAATGCCTTGCTGGCGACCTATTTCCGTGGTAATACGCTGAACCTGGGCCACGCTTTCCTGACTACCAGAGGTCTGGTCTATATGTGCCTTGCTCAAAAAACCAAAGATACCCATACTGGTCAGGAACATCAGCATAAACACCGCAGGTAACAGGTATAGTTTATATTGTATCTGGGCCCGCTGCCAGTTTTTATGTAGCCAGACTGTGGTCATAATCTTACCAGCTTCCAGGGCGGTGCCCATTATAACCACAGGCCAGAAGGCAGCAGCAAATATGGCAGTTAGGCCCAGTATGCTGTAGTAAGCAGCCACAATGCTGATGCAGATGGCAATGAAAAGAGTGGAGAATCCAAGTATCATAGTAGAGTATTTATCTTGAGGTTATCCGGTATTTTACTACTATTGCGGATGTTGAGTCAACCTAATTGGGCTAATTTGAGATCAAAATTAATTGGTCACCAACAGTATCTCGTAGTTCACCGCAGTCTTACCCGACCCTGCTTCTATTACAGTATACATATCAGTCTTTTCTGGCAATACCATAGGGAATGGAAAGTCGTAGATATAAGTGCTATTGTCCACAATAGCCACGTGAAGAACCATAAATGCCTTGCCAAAATAACGACCCATAAAGTTTACCACAGTGGCCGCTGTTGAGCTGGCATCACCTTTGACCAAGTATCCAGTATAACCTGCGGGCACAGTATACACTCCAGCTTGCGCTCTACCCCTACCTGCTGACAGTTTAGAAACTATGGTGCCAGTACCTGATGTAACATGTGTAGTGATGTCTCCCACATTAGTATTTGCACCATTACACGTTATACTGTGAATGCGTAAAAATTGTTTAGTTGTAGTTACTGCTGTTCTTGAGTCGGCAGCGTCTAGTGTCACCACTTCTGTTTGATTTGCATAGTCGGCATCTAATCCGTCAATGAGGATTGGCATGCTTCTATCAGTGGCATTGTTGGTTGAACTTTTTAGATACAGAGTTTGCGCTGTAGCAAGACTGCTCCACGGATAAGGAGTGGCTGCACTCCATACAGCATCTCCAGCTGAAGTAGAGGGATTGTATCCTGAAACTGATTCCGTAGTATGTCCAGCAATCAATCCCTGTGCTATCTGCATAGTCCACAACTTGCCTTGAGCACTACCACCAATAGTGGATACATTGCCTGTAATTGTTATCGGATTACCTGCATCGTTTTTGATCTCAACTTCAGGCATACTGGTGACAGCAATGCCTGGCATCTGACTGATCTTGACATTGCCAATCAGGTTGCTGCCGGCATCCAATCTGACATTACCAGCCACCGGCATCCAGGGCACAGTCAATAAATCACTGGTGCCTACTTCGGTGATGTGACTGTGTACAGGCAGTCCTGGACTACTATAAACTGCAATATTACCAGGAACATTGACGTTACCTGATATGACTATGTTGCCAGCAAATCCGGTTCGGACCACAATGTCATTATTGCCGTCCACATACAGAGCGTTGGTCAGATTCTGTAGTCTGGAATCAACACCAGGGCCTTTGTTGCTGGCACTCATTAATCTAGATCTAGAATGCTCATCTGGCTAGCGGCTGTGCTGACCACGGCCACCTTGTTGCCTGATTTGAAATTAAAAATCATGCTAGTGTTGCTGGGGATGACAAAACCGTTGCTGGTGGTAACACCAGGTGCGGTGCCAAACTGCACACTCTGTGCCAGGTTACCAGTGGTGATCAGAATACGGCGTGAAGTGAACGCATTGCTGACCACAGTGGTGGTGCTGGTCTGTAGCGTCTGATACTTGGCGCTGTTGGCACCGTCGATTGTGTTAATAGTGTAATATTGACTCATGTTAGTTCCTTATCGTTGTGCTTGGAAGCCAGGGTACATACTAGGAGCATTGGTGCGGATGTCTGCAGGGTTTTTACTGTGGTGCATGTCATCACCTGACGGGAATGCCGCGGTCATGGCCGACACTTGCTCGTCGGGTTCATTGGCGTATTGTGGATTGTCATCTGACACCCCAGCCAACTGCTTCATTATGGATAGTAAGTCAGCACCCTGGGGCTCGGATTTAGGCTCGGTGCTGATGACTACATCAATAGCAGCCACTTGTGATTCCTGTTCCTGGGCAGCTTCTTGTGCTGCCAAGTCCAGTATGCCACGGATTATATCAGTTACTCTCATAGTATTTCCTGGTTATAGTATATTTATGGCCCAAAGAAAAAGCCCACACAAAGGTGGGCAAAAGTACTATAGGAGCAATTCTAGCACACTTATGTGATCACTATGGAATTCTGGTTGGCACGATCACTGTATAACTGTGTTCCACGTTCACGCATTAAATCGGCCGCGGCTTGTGGAGAGGATTCAAATAAGTCGCGAACATTCTGCTCAGTTACGCCATCTGAAACTGGCACCATATAGATTTCGTAGTGTCGTTGGTGGTTAGATCTGGCTCTGAGCTTCATGGCCGACAGAGTTCTGGATAACTCAGATTTGTATCGGTTACCGGGATCTTTTCCGTTGGGGTCAGCCAGGACTTTGGCCACCCGTTCCTGTTCCAGGAGGTCCAGGCGATCATAATCTACCTCAATCACACTCTCCAACCCTGTGTTGTCCCAACTTAGTAAGTACGCTCTGTTGTTCATAATTACCTCACTTGATCAGGGCTTCAAGTTCGTAAGGGCGGTCCCAACGACCAATGTTGACATCCACATACCAACCCACGTCAAAGTAATCAGTCTGGATATCACTACGATCGTGGTTACCATGATTCATGGCGCGGAATATCTCGTCCAGGAATTTCAGGGCCTGACCACTGAAATGTTCCTGAAACCAGTAAGGGTTTACATCCAGGGTACGCTTATTACGAATATAAGCCACTTGATCCTCTGGTATGTACTTGGCATAAGGTTTGTTTTTGTCAGTTTCAATAAAGTTTTCGATAAAATCGATAGTACCTGACTTGATATTCAGAACCAGAGTGCTGTGATTGCGAACTGCTAAACTACCTTTAACATGATACTTCTTGAGGATAGCTTTGACAACTGGGGAGACCTGTGATTTCTTTTCCTGTGACATGTAAGCCATTTAGTGCTCCGTTTCGTTTACGATAATAACAGTATACAATTAAATGATTTGTGTGTCAACCAATAGCAAATAACTTAATACAACCTCGTTTCGTAAGAATAATCTAGCACGACCGCGACGGCTGGTTTGTAGATAACTCCACTCAGTGTTATGAACCCATTTCCCAGAAAACTGATCGCCCTGTGATTCGTGTAGTATACTGGGTCCATGGATTTCAGCTAACTTGGACCGTAGTGCCCAATAGCGGTCTCTTTGTTCGATTCGTGACATTTTAAATTCTAAGATTATCCGGAATCCTCGATCATACAACTGATGTCGACCGTCGCTTTTAATTATTTTCATTTTGTGTTCAGTGCTGGTGCCAGTTCTGCAATAAGCTCACGTTCACGACCATGTGCTGGTTTGCGGCCGCGAACTATTTCCATCAGACTGTAGGTGTGGTTTTCGGGGCCGTGCTCACGGATGCTATGGCATAAAGCCCAGTTCCTGTTCTCAGTCAGGGCGCGGCGAACGTGTTTCTGAATGCGAACTTTCAGGGCCTGCTTGACTTGTCCGCCACATACAGTAATGCCAACATACTGCTGGCCTGTCGCCGTGTTGGTAATACAGTAGACAGCATGTCGCGTATCCTGGCGGCGCTTACGAGCTTTTTGTGGTTTCTGTATCATCATATCAATAGTATAGTATTAAACGATT